CTATGGGTTTTGTAAGGATTATGATGAGCTTGATAAGCTACTCGTAAGGTGGCCCAAGGCTATTATGGTGATTGACCAGGGAGGGGATTTGATAGGATCACGAAAGCTTCGCGAAAAGTACCCAGGACGTGTGTTCTTATGTCATTATCGTAGAGATAGGAAGACTATGAGCCTGATTAAGTGGGGCGAGGGGGAGGAGTTTGGTAACGTCATTGTGGATCGTAATCGTATGATGCAGTTGATGTTGGACGAATTTAGGGATACAAGGATACCACTGTGCGGAACTCACGATGATTTCTATAACTTTGCCCTACATTTTTCGCATATTTATCGAGTAGCTGTGGAAAACTCACTGGGTGTACTGGAGTACAAGTGGGAACGTATGGATGACGACCACTGGGTGCACGCCACATTGTATATGAGGGTGGGTCTTTCTAAGTTTTCAGAGGATGGCCAGGTGTTTATAGGTAGTCCACAGAGTTATATTAGTGGGCCAACGATACTTCCAGGGGATGTTGTGAGAATAAATCCCACTGTAAATTTTGAGTATGAGGAGCAAGAGTTTGACGACTGGAGGAATAATTGCTAATTTTAAATTGCATAGGTATAATATATTTTATATATGAACATATTTGATGGATTCTTTAGCCTAGGACGTGATGTGAACAAAGTTGATACGGATGCACCATCTGAGACAGCAGAAGGAGTGGTCTCTGAGTATATGGAGGAACTAGAGTTGAAGATTCCAGACGAGGAATTGATAACTCTTAAGAACCAATGGGAGGCTGACTGGTTGCCTTTTGCCTCTCAGTTGAAGGATAAGCAGGATATGAACGAAAACTACTGGCTTGGCTCCCAGTTTGTGAATGATGCTTCTAATAAGAACGCACCTGTGGATAACTTGATATTTGAAGCGCTCGAAACATTTCTCCCTATGGCCACCCGACAGCGTGCAGAACCTATTGTGGAGGGGTCCAACACTATCGAATCGCAGAAATTAGCTGACACTGTGCGTAAGATGTTGATTTATCAGACAGATAACCTAAAGTTGAATCTCAAGATTAAGCAGGTAGCCCGCTACTGGGCCCTGTATATGTTGGGGTGTATGAAGGTAGGTTGGTCCAACGCTACTAACGACATTACCTGTGTTACGGTACGTCCTCAAAAGTTGATATTAGATCCTGATGCAACTGTTGCTGAATGTGAGTACACTGGAGATTACATCGGTGAATATCGTAAGGATACAGCGCGTGATTTGGTGGAAAAATACCCTAAAAAGGCTCAATACATCAAGGAATTGGTGCGTGGAAAGATGGGAACCAAGGTTCAGTACATTGAATGGTGGACTAACCAGTATGTGTTTTGGACGCTGAATGACGAAGTTCTTGCCAAGACTAAAAATCCCCACTGGATGTATGCAGGAGATGATGGATTGGAGCCAACCAACCACTTTCCGTACCCAATGATGCCTTATACATTCCTGAGTGTGTTTAATTTGGGGTTGCACCCTGTGGACGATACTAATCTCATCCAGCAAAACCTCTCGATGCAGGACTTAATCAACAAGCGACTACGTCAAATTGACCGCAACGCGGATAAAACCAATGGTGGCCTTGCTGTTTCAGGAGATTCTTTCACAAAAGATCAGGCGGCAAACATATCTAAGGCTGTGGAAAAAGGAGGAACGATATTTGTGCCGTCAGGGGATGTTAACACTGCTGTAGGACGACTCTCAGCACCTCCATTGCCATCATTTGTGTATGAAAGCCTCTTGGATTACCGCAACGAACTTCGTAATATCTTTGGAACTCGTGGTTCTACTGCTCAAGGAACTGTCTCTGAGCAAACAGTCCGAGGTAAGATGCTTATTAAGGGGCAAGATGCTGACCGAATAGGTGGTGGAGTATCTATATTTATTGAACAATTCGCCGACAGGGTGTACAACTGGTTTACCCAGCTGATGTACGTGTATTATGACGAGCCACACGCTGCCTCAATCGTAGGACAGGGTAACGCAGTGGAGTATGTTGTTCTCAAGAGTGCTGATTTTACCTCAAAGCTCTCTGTATCGGTTAAGGAGGGTTCTATGTTACCACGAGATCCACTTACAAGGCGCAATGAGGCGATTGACCTCTGGGGAACAGGTGGAATCGATCCCGTAACATTCTTTGAACGACTCGATTTCCCTAATCCAAAGGAGGCTGCAAAGAATTTGTACTTGTGGAAATCAAATCCTGAGGCATTATTCCAGGAAGCAGGTCCACAAAACCCAGGTATGGAGCAACTGAACTTGGGAGAAAATATGGCCCCTGAGCCAATGTTAGGAGGAATGGAGGAAAGCTCGCTTGCTCCTGTCGGATAGGAGAAGCAAAATTATAACTAAATGTATGTCTTTTGCTCGGAGTTAGACATTAAAGAAACCCCTGCGTAAAACACTATGGATGATAATGATTTTTTTGCGAGTATCGCTAAGGAGGGTTCAGACCCATTTAGCCAACTATTAGATACACAGGAAGAAACGCCTGCTGATTCGCAACCAGAAAACGTAGATGTGGAGGACCAAACTTCTTCTAATTCAGAGGTAGCTAATACAGTTCCCGAAGAAGCTGAGGAGGAAAAGCCTGTTCCATATCATAAGGACCCAAGGTGGAGAAAACAGCGCGAAGATTTGCAAGCTGAAAGAGAAGCTCGTGCTCAAGCAGAAGAGCGTGCTCGGTTACTTGAACAAGAGATTCAAAGCGTGCGAACTGGAGGTAAAGTTTCTCAGCCAGAATTCCTCACCGACCTAGTCGGTGAAAATGAAGTAGTTGCTCAGAACTTTCAAAAGTATGAGCAGAACCTTCGCCAGAGTATATTAGAGGATTTGCGTAAGGAGCAAGTTATTGAACAGCAACGTGCTAAAGCAATGGAGGAGAAAAGTATGAATTGGATCAACCAGAATCTGGATGAACTTTCAGAGGAGACTGGTGTTTCTATGCGCACAGCATCAGGAGATTTAACGCCTACAGCAAAAGGGTTGTTAGAGCTCGTCAATGAGTATCCGATTGATGATGGACGGGGCAACCTCGATATTAAAAAGGGATACGAGATGTATAAAAAGTTGCAAGAAAAAGACCAGTTTCTGCAATCTCAAAAATCGCAGGCACGCAAGGATATAGCAGATTCTACCATTTCTAAGGATAACTCAGGGAAATCTCAAAGAGATTATGTCACCCAGAACGATTTACGTGGGAAAGGGTGGAATAGTTTGTAACTAAGTCATAACACACATTTAATTTTAGAAATCTAACTCAACTTATATAATTTATATGGCCGCAATGGGATCAAGAGTAACAACAACAACACAAAGCAAATTATTGCCTAAGGTTGTCGACACAATTTTAAATAGTAACGTGCTTGCAACTCGCCAGTTGGGTGCTGCAAAGCGATGGAATGGAGAGAGAATGAAGGCTCCGATTAAGTACAAGAAGAACGTAACAGGAACTTCGTTTGCTGGTTTTGATACATTCTCAACAGCCGCAACTGACAATCGTGTAAACTTGGAATTCGTTCCTAAGTTCTACCAGATGACAGTAGCTCTGCCAATGGATGAATTGTCAGTAAACGCGACAGAGGAGAAGGTGTTGGACTTGGCTCGTATCGAAATGGCTTCAACAGCTCAGGATATGGCTGACGACATTGGAACACTCTTTTATGGTGATGGTACAGGTAACGGATCAAAGGATTTCTTGGGTCTAGGAGCAATCGTAGATGACGGAAGTAACGTTGCAACCTATGGAACATTGTCTCGTACAACTTACACAACTTTGAACTCAACAGTAACAGCATCAGGCGGAACATTGTCACTACCTAAGATGTCAACATTGTATAATGCTGCTACCTCAGGTTCACAGAAGCCTACTCTAGGTGTATGTACTGAAACAGTATTCTCACTGTATGAGCAGTTGCTACAGCCACAGGAACGAATCGCAAAAGACGTATCAATGATTAAGTCACCAGGAAATATGGCTAAGGCTGGTACTGGATTTTACTCAGGAACAGGATTCACAGGATTGTACTTCAAGGGATTTCCAATCCTTGCTGATGAAAAAGCTACAGCAGGAGTATTATTCTTCTTGAACGAGGACTTCCTAGACTTCTACGCACTTCCAATGAAGATGTCTACACCTATCTCATATCGTACTCAGGATATTGATGGTAATGACTATTCAGAAGTACAAGGTCTTGGATTTTCTTGGAGTGACTGGATTAAGCCTACAAACTCAGCATCAGTAGTTGGCCACATCTACCTTGGTGGAGAGTTCTACAGTTCAAATCCAAAGCGTCACGCAAAGTTGACAGGTGTGACAGCGGTCTAGGTCTTTAAGTTCATTTAATTAAAACCTAATTTTCTAAAAATACACACTATGGCAATAGACTTAAAGGATCACGTCCCAGCATTAGCTGCATTAGGTATTGGACTTAGTGCTGGTTCAGGTGCGCCATCATATTCAGCACCAAAAGGCTCGTTGTATGTCCGCACAGATGGGTCGTCAACGTCAACTCGTGTTTATGTTAACACAGATGGCGCTACAACCTGGACAAGCGTAACTACAGCAGCTTAACACAAAATTATTAACTTTTAACTGTATAATCAAAATATATTATGTCAACATCAATCGGACCATCAGTACAGATTGCGGCTCAAGATATTTTCACTTCAAGTGCGACACAACAGCACGTACTTGGTGAGAAGGGGTTTTCATCAGATGGACGTACATTCCGTTATGTGCGAGCAGGGGCAGCAGCTCTTGTTCCAGGTAATGTACTCCAGTCACCAGCTATAGTAGCTAACCACGTCAATTTGACACCTACAGCACTACCATCAGTTGGGGCAACTACTATCACAGTAACTCTTGGAGCAACTGCTGCAACAGCAAACCAGTATTCAGGAGGCTATGTAGTAGTAGAAAAAGGAACACTGGGAGTTGGCCAGACATTACTCATTTCAAGTCACCCAGCAGCAGGTTCAGGTGCAACACTTACACTGACACTTGCTGATCCAGTTGTTACAACTATCACAGGAACTGTTACAGTTTCATTGGTAAAGAACAACTACGATGGAGTAATCCAGACACCTGTCACAACACTCACAGGTACACCAGTTGGAGTAGCAGTACTTGCTATTCCAGCAACATACTATGGATGGATTTGTACAGGAGGAGTAACAGGAGTACTCGCAGACGGCGTAATTACTGTCGGAACAGTAGGATGTGCAGTCCCCTCAGCAGCGGCTGGAGCTGCAAAGGTAATGGCAGCAACATTGTTCCAGATTGGAACATTCTGCAAGACAACTATCGATACTCAGGTAACACCTTGTTATCTAACCCTCGACTAAAGTCTAACCTTAGAGGTTCCCAAGTGATATTATTTCTTTGGGAACTTCTCTAGGGTAGATTACACACTACCCATAATTTTGATTTCTAGGTTTATCATAAAAACCTGTATCCATATGAATGAAGAAGTAAAAGCGGTATTATTTAAAAATTTCTCAGACGAAGAATTCACCTGTTCTTGGAACAAAGTTCCTTATAAGTTTAAGCCAGGCCAAGAGATGTATGTTGAGGACTGGAAGGGAGAACATTTCGCAAAACACCTTATTGACCGAGAGATAAATAAAGTAGGTGGGCTTACCAACGATAAGGTCAGGCGATCGGCACTTATAAAACTTGCGCTACCAGACGAAATGAATGATGTTTCTGTCGATGAAATAATAGATACTAACGCTCGTGAAGAAATAGCGAGCCGCAAGAAGGACTCAAAGATTACTAAGATAACTGACGAACCAGAGTTCGCAGAGCTAACAAAAGAATAAAACATATGTCAGGAAAAACTATATCAGGAATGCCGGTGTATAGTAATACAGCAATATCCACAGCTACAACTACGACTCTCAAGAGTGGCTCAGGATGTCTTGGGTTTATTACTGTAACAGGCGGTACAGCAGGTACTATCGTTGTGTATGACAATACAGCTGGTTCTGGAACTGTTATCGCCTCGTTTGGCTCAACAAATGCCATCCAGACATACTCGTTTCAGTGTGAGTTCAATACAGGTCTTACTATCGTAACGTCTGCGGCGACACTTCTTTCGGTGTCATTTATCTAAAAATCTATGAAACTTTTTACTATCAGCGAAATCAAACAACGAGCTAACATAGAAATTGGCAAACTAACGTCAGAAAACAAGGCGTTGCGCGATTTCGCTAGTAAGAAGTCACTGACTTATGATGAGCGTATTGTAGATGCCCAAAAGCAATACAATACGCTTTTTGAGTCATATAAGAAGCATAAGGAGGAAATGTTAACTGAGATAGCCCACCTACAGCAACAGATTCAAATCAAAAAAGAGATACTGTATGGCCTTATTGAAAAGCAGGACGAGCTTGATGAGCGTGAACGTATTATCCGCGAGAAAGAAGTAACAATACAGGACAAAGAGACATATCTTTCTTCTGTGCTACAATAATATTATATGGCCTGGAGACGAGAAGAAAACGGAGACATTGTAATTGATGGGTGGGACAAAGGTATCGCCGATACTCCATTTGATGGTATATCAGATATGCGAAATGTTGATATTTATACATATCCTGGGTGTGTTGGATTAAATTTAAAGCCTGCCGATATTACACCTACATCGCAAACAGTAACTTTTACAGCTGATCCTACCACGGACATTATAACAGTGTCATCATCATTGCAATTTGCATTTCCTAATGCAACATCAGCAGAAGGGAGAGTAATAAACCTTACTAACTCAGGAGGTGCGCTTCCAGCAGGGCTCTCAGCAGGTGTGGATTACTATATAATAAATGAATCATCATCAACACAATTTAAAGTTGCATCATCATTTGCAAATTACCTTGCAGGAACTCCTGTAGATATAACAGGTGCAGGTACTGGTACTCATACAGCAGTAACAATAGAAATGACAGCTGCAATCTCAGGATGTGTATATAACCCTGATTACCAATCAAACACTAGTTTTGTACTTGATAACACAGGAAGAGTTTGGATGTATAAAAACGGATTAGCATCAGGAAATTATGCAACAGGCCAGTGGGTATTACTTACAGGTAATACAAGAGGTTCAACATCAATATTTGGTAGAATTATTACATTCCAAGACTGGCTATTTGTTTTTAGAGGTAGTTCAACAGCAATAGATATATACGGGCCTGTAAGCGACCTTACAACGGCTGGTACTTGGTACAGTCCTTGGACTCCTGCTGCAACAGGTGTAGCTATAGCCCTCGGAACAAGTTCTATTCCACACGTTCCATTTGTTGGATCTGACGGGAGGCTTTACTGGGGAGATCGTGGTGGCTCTACAAATACGTCATTAGGATATGTTGGTTCATTGGCTCCAAACTCTACAACAGGTATCCTTTTTGGAACAAATAACCCAAGTTCAGCAGTTGCAGGAACTGACTATACTTTGAACAAGACAGCACTTGATATTCCATCAGGTTACTACCCAACAGCCATAAATGAGCTTGGTGTAAACCTTATGATAGGTACTAACAAAGACAAAATATTCCCTTGGGATCGTGTATCCGACTCATTTTCTATACCAATAACAACTCCTGAGTATTTCCACGATAAATTTGTAAATTTGAATAATATACTATATATATTTTCTGGCATTTCTGGTGTCTGCTACAAAACCAATGGTTCACAAGTAGTTAATGCGTTTAAAGTACCAAGATGGTTAGCACATAATGGAGCTGCATATTCTAACAATATAGGGTTTGGTTGGGGTGATGCAGTAGTACTAAATAACAAAATATATGTATCTGTATTATCGTATGACTCACAAGGAATATATGTATATGATATAAATAATGACATTATATATATGGACCAGAAATTACCTGGTAGCTCGTCATTTGCTGATGGAGCAGCAGTAATACTACCTATATATTCACAATTTGGTTCACTAAATTCTATTCCTCAAGGAGCATTATCATATCAATTTATATGGTCATCAGGTTTATTGTCGTTATCTCATATTTATAATTGTTTAACTACTAATTATAACTTTTATAGTGATTATTCCAGTTATATAGTATCAGATGCTGTTCCTGTTGGAACTTTTCTTCGCAAATCAACATTACAGCAAATAGAATTTAAACTTGCACGACCACTTAATACATCAGAAGGAATACAACTTTATTACAGTACAGTTGTTGACCCAAATGTTTCATTTACATCAATAGCAGAATACTTATATGACAGTGCCAATCCTAATAGGTTATCATATGAGGCGACTATAAATGTGGAAAATGCTGAATGGTTACTAATAAAAGCAGGACTCAAAGGAGACGATACAGGGAGTAATCCTAATTCTAGTTTGATGTTATTAAAAGAAATTCGCATCCGCTAAATAGTATGAATGAGGACCAAATCCGCCAAATCGTACAAGAAGAAATTCAAAAACAGAAACTGAAACTGTCAGGTTTTTCAGATACTTCATTCCATACTCACTCAGGTATTGACTCACAGCAACTTGACCCCAACCTCGCCTTACTTGGTTTCCCTATTCGCACAGCGAACCCTACGGATGCTGCTATCAATGGGAAAATAGTCCTATCGGATGTCGCAGGTACTCGTAGAATATGGGCCAAGGTTAACGGCACCTGGTATTCGACAACGATTACATAGAGTAGTACAATATATTTATTATGCGTTCATTCACAAATCGTCAAACAGAATACGGAATACTCACTAACAACACAACAACAGCCAATCTGGCATTGGGAAGTCGTTTGATGAACGATGCCGACAGGTATTTGATTAACCGATTCAACCTGAATGAGGCTACTGATACTACACAGGTAACAGTTGCTGGCCAACAGAACTACAAGACACCATATAACCTCAATAAACTCATAGATGTCTATGTAACTATTGGGACAATACGCTATAAGCTCAAGGAGATCCCCTCACGCGATATTTGGGATAGAATTAACTATATCCAGTACCAAACCAACATTCCTGAATACTTTTTTCAATATAATAATGAAGTAAACATCTTTCCTGTGCCATCAACAGCTGGTTATACGATTACCCAGCAGTACAAGAGGCGTTTCAAGGACCTATCACAAGCTGACTATACTACAGGAACACTAGCTGTGACTAATGGAAGTACCACTGTCACCGGAACAGGTGCTACCTTTGTGGCTGGTATGGTGGGACGATGGCTACAGGTTGCTGCTCCATCAGGGGATAATGAATGGTATGAGATTGCAGGCTTTACCAGCACTACGGTACTCACTCTCAAGAATGCTTACCAAGGAGCAACTGTATCAGGAGCTTCTTATACTATAGGAGAAATGTCGTTACTTGATGAGCAATTCCAGAACTTGCCATTCTATTATGCGATGATGACCTATTTCGCATCACGTGTCAAAGATGTTGACGTTTTCAATATGTACAAAGACTTGTATACTAATGGGGTAAAGCAAATGGAGCTTGACCTAACATCAAAGACCGAAAATCTTGTTATTGATGACGGAAATGGCTTTGAACGCCTTATCAACCCAAATCTTTACATAACACTATAACATTATATGGCAACAAAGACTTCATCATCTTCAAAAGCAAGTAGTTCTCCCTCACGAACTACATCAGCTCCTGCTCCAGCGCCTAAGGCGAGTACTCCGTCATTTGGCACACCAGGGCTTACTTACAACTCAGGCGGAGGAGTTGTAAATCCTTACGCTAATGTCAAACCAAGTACGCCAACTCCTTCCTCAGGTGGTGGTTCGTCATATCAAAGTCCAGCGCAACAGCAGGCAGCATCAGGTTGGACTCCTGTAGGTGTGGGCCAAACAGGCGTTCAAAATATCAACGGGCAAACAGTAACAACCACTAACAACAATGGTAATTATACCTCTACGTTTGCTAATACAGGCCCTACGACTACTATAGGAGGTAATACGTACAACTCAGGAGGTGGATTAGTAGGCACGAGCTCATCATATTCAGCTCCAACTGCCTACACACCGACAGTAAGAGCAGGAGCAGGCTCTACTAATACACTCGCAACACAACGTGGAGCTATTTCAAGTATGACAGGAGGTCGGGAACTTGAACGAGGAGAAATGGGATATTCAAAACAAGAAAAAAAGAAGCGTGATGCTGCAAGAGCTGTAGGGTTACCCGCATCCCCTGTGAATGAGCCTGGCATACTAGAACCCACTGTAGAAGCTCCTGAATTAGACCCGCGGGAAGCTACATTAAAGGCTTTACAAGACCTTATTTCAGGTGCTAATACACAACAAATTGACAACACTGAATTCAATGCCGCTGACTCACTATACAACCAAGAACTTAAAGCTGAGCAGGATGCACAACAGGCATACCGCCTTGGTGCTCAGAATGTAGCTGACCAAGTGATCCCAATGGAATTCATTACAGGCCAGCAAAAGAGCTTGGAAGCGCGGGCTAATAACGCTCTCATTCCTATTCAAAACCGTGTAGCAATGGCCCAAGCTCGCCGACAGGCGGCTATAGAGGGGCGTACAGCGGCTCAGAAGGCTGCTGAAACTGCTCAACAAAATAGAATCAATGCTGCGAATGTGTTGTTGGATTACCAGGGGCAAATTGCTAACACAAAGACTCCTGCTGATACTCGTACTGCTGAGCAAAAGAACTATGAATATGGACTTCAAAATCCTGATTTTCTTGAGTATGCAAAGAAAATAAGCGGTGAGACTGGAATGAATCCACAGCAAACAAGTTTGTTCGCGAGCTTGGCTGATAAAGAATCAAAGTCACCGCTTATAGCAGCAGTGGAAAGAACTCCAATACTACAAAGCGCAATCAATGAGATCCGTAAGGATCCTGCATCAGGCCCTAACCAGTTGAATCTATCGTATGCGTATATTCAAGCTCTTGATACCTACCAGAGTGCTGTACGAGAAGGAGAGTTGAACCTTATTTCCTCTATTGATTCCAAGATAGGTGGGCTAGGAAACTACATACAGCAAATGAGTAATGGTCAAATTGTTCGACCTGAGGTTGCAAGAGACATAGCAAATACAGCTCAAATAATTATTAATACATTACAAACAGCTGCTGCGAAGAAGGCCACAGAATTTACTGCGCGTGCTCAAACTATGGGTATCGGAGATGCCTGGTCAAAGTATAAGAGTGGTTATACCCCTGGGTATAGTCAAGGTGCTACTCCTGCAACCACACAAAAAACAACACCAGCGGCACCAAGAACAGGCCCAATAACTTGGGATAACTTACTAGATTAGTATGGAAGATGAATTCGACCCAGGAGTTGTAAAAGTAATGAAAGCAATTCGCCAAGTTGAAAGTGGTGGAGCTGCTGATCCGTACAACATTATTGGTGATAAACGACCAGAATTAGGTGGAAAAGGTCGTGCTCGTGGTGCTTTCCAATGGGACAGTGGTGGTGTACCGCTTGGGCCAAATGATATTCCAAAGAACTGGATACGAGATGCAACATCAGTAGGGCTTCCTGCTAACGCACCAATGACAAAAGAAAATCAAAATAAAGTGGCGTATAAAAAGATTAAGCAGTGGAAGGACCAAGGGCGACAACCTGAGGAGATAGCCGCTTTGTGGAATGGAGCTAGTAAGGATAAATCTACTGGAATGTATACCTATAATAACCCTGAGTATGGCGTAAAGTTTAGAAATGCTTTGGCAACAGTATCAGGAGGTAGTAATGAACCTGTTGCACCCACACAGTTACCACAGCCAGTAAAGCCGTCATTTGTACAAGATACTAAGCAAGCACTTGGCCAGCGAGGCGTTAATATTATAAATACTAACCAAAACGAAAACTTGTCAGGTATTGAGAAGTTCACTCGTACCGCAGGACAACTTGCTGGTGGAATTATGGATGTAACAGGCCAAGCGGTTGAAAAAGGTATTCCTGCCCTCATCCGAGGCGCAGCAGGCCTTGTAATGCCTCAGAAGCAGGCACAGCAAGCACCACAGAGACTTGCACAAGCTATTCCTGGAGCAATTCAGACAGCATTTCCAACTGCTACAGCTATTACTAAGGGACTTCTTGGCACAAATGTTGGCAAACAAGTACAGCAAGGATTTCCTCTTGCTGTGCAAGCAGGTACACAAGGTTTTAACCAGTTTGAGCAGTTTGCAGCAGATCGTGAAAACAATCCCGTAGCTAATGTGCTTTATGAATCCGTGGCAAAACCTGCTGTACAGGTAGCAGGTGCTGTTGGTGAAATTACAGGAGCTAATTCACTACTAAGAGGTGGTGTGAGAACACTTACAAGAACACCAGAACTAGTACGTGGAGCTACAAGTCTATTTACTCCTGCTGAGCGGGTTATTAAGTCAGCAATTGTTAATGATTTTTCAAAAGGTGTTAAACCTTTGATACGAGCAAACGCAACTACAGGGCAAGCAAAAAAGTACCAAGAGGCTATCGTGGGTGCAGTTGACACAATTAACCAGAATAAGCTTAATTTACAATTTACTGATGACGCTGGAGCAATTATTTCAGGGCGTACTCCAGAAAATCTTAAAGAAATGGCTGACTCTATCGAACAAACTAAGAAAGTAATATTTAACCAATATGATGAACTAGCAAGTAGAGTAGGTGAGACAGGCGCAAAGATAAATCCACAAAGTGTGGTGCAGGAGCTCCAAACTATTGCAAATAACAAAGCACTTTCATTATCAAGTCCTGACACTGTTTCGTATGCTCAACAAGTTATGCAAAGATACGCAAATGCTGGAGAACTTACTCCGTCACAAACTCAGGAGATTATCCAAAATTATAACGCATCGCTGGAATCGTTTTATAGAAACCCGTCATATGACACAGCTTCTCGTGCGATGATTGATTCAATGGTTGCGAACAACTTACGCAATGAACTTGATACTACAATAAATTCACTCACAGGAGATACTTATCAAACTCTCAAAAACCAGTACGGCCAACTGAAAATGATTGAGCGCGATGTGTCTAAGGCTCATTTGCGTGATGCTCGTAAAAACATTAAAGGTCTTATTGACTTCACTGATGTGTTTTCAGGAGGCCAAGTACTCAGCGGGATACTATCTATGAATCCTGCAAGCATCGCACAAGGGCTTACCCAAAAAGCTATTGCGGCATACATCAAACATCTAAATAATCCTAATAGGTATATTAAGAAATTATTTGAAAATGCGGAAAAGTTGAAAGATTTGCCACCTATTAATAAAAGTACTATAGGTGGTTTACGACAACAAATACCACAAAATAATTTAGCTCAAGGTAATATTATAGATGTAAAATCTACAATTAAAAAGATGGTTGAACAAAATCCTAAAAAAAAAGTTCAGCTGACTAATTTAAATTCAGATACTTCGCTTATTACAGAAGCAAAGAAGTATAAGACTGCGGAGGAGTTTGTGAAGTCGTTTACTCAACCAGATATACCTGATGATACAATTAAAACGTTCGTAAACAAAACTCCAAAAAACGTAATATCAGAAAAGTCTATAGGAAAATATAAATACAAAACTTGGAATGACACTTACCAACAGGTAACAACAGTGTTCGATGGAGAAAAGCCTGTTGGATTTTTATCAAAGAACCCAGACGGGAGTGTATCAAGAATAGGAGTATTGCCAGAATACAGAAAAAAAGGCATAGGACAAGAACTATACAAAGTAACTAATGCAAAATCAAATATGAAAGCAATATCAAGAAGTGGGGCAGAAACAAGTGCAAGAGCAAAAGGATATAAATCTTTGTCTGATCTCTGGAACAAAGCTAACGCACAAAAGTTGAAAGGATTAACTCCTGTGCAATAATAGAATAAAAATATGCACGACATTCATCTAACACCACAAGAAAAGCAGGCAAAAGGTATCGGCAAGGTTAATGAAAACCTTGAGATTTTAGCTGAACAGACAAAACTTACACAGAAATCCATAGAATTATCAACAAAAACATTGTCGGAAGTGCTAGAATCATTACCAAACAAGATAGCAGATGGAGTGCACGAAGCTATGGAATTCGACAAGGAGACAAAATATGAGTCAATGCCTGACATAACAAAGAAAATAACATCTGATAGTGGTTTACAGGTGCTACAGGCCCTATCAGGCCTCTTAAAAGGTGATAAGGGAGAAAAAGGTGATAAGGGTGAGGACGCGGACAATGAATACATTGCTGAGGTGCTTAAAAACCATATTATACAACCTGAAAATGGTCGCGATGGGCTACCAGGACGTGATGGGATGAAGGGTGAAAAAGGATTAAAAGGTGAAAGAGGAGAACGCGGTGAGCAGGGGCCCAAAGGTGATCGTGGAAACGATGGTAAATCTATCACCGAAATAGATCCTGAGGATTTGATAGTGTCGATTAACTCATTAACACGAAAATTAGATTTTAATATTCTTAGAAATGTTCCTGATTTTGCTCTTAAGGGAGAAAATTTTAATCCTGGACTAGGAGGTGGTTTTGGGCCTGGTTCAAGCCCGCTCATATTCCAAAGTAATGGTACTCGTATTACAGACACAACAATCAGCACGCTAGACGTAGTTGGAGGTACGTTGGCGTATTCGGGCAGTGGTGTCGCAACACTGAATATTACAGGTGGTGGCGGTAGCGGATGGTCGCTTACAGGAAACAGCGGCACAAGTTCAGGAACTAATTTTGTTGGTACGACAGACGGGCAATCAACTGTATTCAAGACTAATAATAATGAGGTAATGACACTAGGGTATAGCTCTCTGTCCGCAACAAGGCAGTATGTCGATACAAGATATGGGCTTTCTATAGGTTCAAAGTTTAGTAGCGCCTCATCTGACGCTAAGTATTGGTTTACACAAGATGACGGACAGTTTGGAACGGTTAACTCCAGCGCTACGCAAGATACACGCCTTGGGACAACTACCAACCCGTCAGGGTATTCAGGAAAACGTGACGTGTTGCAGATTGCCTCGTCTGGTTTTAGTAATGGAACTAACCAGGGATTTAGTATTGCAGTATTAGCTCCAATGTTAGACGGTTGGATTGATGATTCTACTGCTAATCCACGAGAGTCTACAATTACACTTTCTCGAAGATTTTTTACTGGCACAACAGGAGCTGGGGCAACAGCAAATTCAGAATTTGTAGAATTTTTTAACAATAAATACGCTGGTTATCCTTATGGAGGTGGCAAGCGGTTCGGGATTAACGTAGGGTCATCGGGGACAACTGCGCGATACCGTGACTTTGGGATTAACTTTTATGACCCAACTGAAAGTATTGCGACAAGGGAAACACCTATAATGAATATCACGCCTACAGTGCAGTCAGGTAATACTAAAAAGGTAGATTACGCCAATATTGAGTTTGAAAATGCCAATGTAATAATGGGGAATGACCACTATATAGAACTCCACTCGAATACTGGCACACTGACATTTTCCAATTCAACAGACATTAACACTACCACAAACGTCATTACAGTATCATCTACTACTAATCTATGGACTGGACAGCGTGTAATAATATCAGGAGCTAGTACAGAGCCAGAGTCTAATACAGACAACCGCAACACAGCAGACGTTGATGATGGAACTGGCACAATCTCAACAACCTATAACTCCACTACTGTGACGGGTTCTGGTACATTGTTTACATCCGAGCTTGTAGTGGGTGGTAAAATTGCAATTGGCAGAAATACTTATGTAGTCAGCACAATAACAGACGACACAACATTGACTATTTCACAAACAGCGTTTACTACAGTTAGTGGTTCGAGATACCGATATTCTAATGACTTGTCAGGAAAGATTGCAAATGGTGGTGCGTATTATGTCAATGTAATTGATGGCACAACAATTTACCTTTGTGAATCTTTTGATGACGCAATACGCGCGTTACCTATTGATATTACTAGCACGGGTTCAGGCACTACTACTATTACATATCCATTTAGGACTACACTTAAAGCGAGTAGCTCGTCTACAGCAAACACTAGTTTTACACTTCCCGCAACTAACGGAACATCAGGCCAATCTTTGACAACAGATGGATCAGGTGTGTTATCCTGGACTACGCCATTTACACTCCCATCTCTCACTGCAGGTTCGGTGCTGTTTTCTAACGGATCTACAATAGCACAAGACAACTCCAATTTCTTTTGGGATGATACTAATAATAGGTTGGGTATTGGTACAACATCACCTACAGCCCGTGCGTCACTTAAAAATATTACTGACTCGTGTACTATTGGTTCCGAAATGATAACACTGTTCGCTGACCAGTATTTTACATCAAACACAGGAAACTGGACGGGAACTAACTGGGCGATTTCTGGTGCTGCAACACATACAGCTGGTTCCTCTGTAGCATTTTCTCTCACATCAGCTGCTCTCACAACACCTATTGTTGCAGGGAATACTTATGTAGTGAGTATGATAGTAATAGTATCAGCATCTGTTAATAACCTATCATATAGTTTGACAATTTCGTTAGGTGGAGCTACAAGTATAAACATTAACCCTAATTCCACAGCGTCTGTGTCGGTAGTGCTAACAGCTACTAATACAGATAGTCTCTCGATAAACCCAAGCTCTAACTGGGTTGGCTCTATTACTGGTGTGTCACTAAAACTAGTTACACCACAAATTCCTGTCGTGAGTCTCAAAAATACATCAGACGCAGATGCCGTCACAGTAATAACTAACAGCACTGGTGACTCTCTTGGAGTTGGAGGCAACGCATTAAAATTTGGAACTACAGGAACAAACAATGTAGCAATCGGTAGTAACGCTCTTAGTAATAATGTATCTGGTACACTGAGTGTAGCTATAGGAAGCAACGCATTACAATATGCAAATATTACGAGTGGGGCAAATACAGCAATAGGAGTGGACGCGTTGTCACAGTTAAATAGTGGAACTTCAAATTTTGGTTTAGGTTATCGTAGTTTACAAAATATACGCTCTGGAAATAGTAATGTTGGAATAGGTGACCAGACATTAAAAGATATGAGGTCGGGCATACGCAATATTGCTATAGGTTCGTTTGCTTTGCAATATGTGCTTGGTGCAGAGTACACTACTGCTATAGGTTATTTTGCTGGTGTAGACTTAGAGGCCGCAAGTTCAATACCTACTGGAAATATGTTTATCGGCCCGCTTGCTGGTTCTGGTTTTTATAGTGGTAACTACAATATAATGATAGGTTACGAAGCAACTGTTGCGAGTGACACATCAAATAGAATGTCCATCGGTAACTTGTTGTACGCGTCAGGTGGAACAGGAACTACACTATCTGGTGGTAGTATAGGAATAGGGACATCTTCACCCGACAGAAAACTTCACGAGGAAGTGTCGGACGCTGTTACTAACGCTGTGACGTATACACAGAGACATTCACATATTACATCAGGTACTGCGGCAGCTAACTTTGGTATCGGTGAGGAATACGAGTTAGAAAATGCGAGTGGAACCAACAGAATTGCAGGTACACAGGAGTTTTCGTGGAGTGATGCTACTAATGCAACTGAAGATACTACCTACTCTCTCAAGCTAATGAGGGCCGGTACTCTTTCAAATGCAATGACCGTATTATCTACAGGGCATATGGGGTTACTTACTACAGCGCCAACCCACACACTGACACTAGGGTCAACGTCCACTGGTATAGCGCTGTATAACACAGCTGACCAGACTACTAACTTTGAACGTTTACTTATTTCGTGGAGTACCAACATTTTGCAGATATTCAATGGAAATGGTGGTTCTGGAACGTTGCGTGCCTTGCGTATTGGTACTGCTAACACCTATTTCCAGGCTGATACTAATGCTGGAAGCCCTAACTACAAAGCTTCAATAGTGCATACAGCTTCTACATCAGCCAACGGATTCCAGTGGAGTCAGGCTGGAGGATTTACCGCCTCAAGTGGATCACAAATAGGATTCGCAATCAACCAAACAGTGAACCAAACTAGTACAGCAGGATTTACAGATCTTCTTGTTAACAGAACCCAGACGGCTGTCGGTAGTGGTACGCAATCATTGCAAGACTGGCAGGTTGGGGGCGTTTCTCAAGCTAGAATAACAAATACTGGCGGTATTCTTGGTGGATACCTAGTCGAAGCAAACACAGCAGGCTCTGGCTCGCCAAACATAATAACAGCAGCGGAATCTAGAACAGTATTCACTAACGAGGGAGCGTCTGCACTTAATTACCATACACTCCCAACAGCTGTAGCGGGGCTGTCCTACACCTTTTATGTAGACGATGCTGATGGTATTCGTGTAGCAGCTAATACTGGTGATATTATCCAAATTAACGGGGTAGCTTCTGCATCCGCAGGGTATGCCGAGTGTTTAGCAATAGGTGGCTCACTAACATTAGTAGCAATCAATGCTACAGACTGGGTGGCTACGAGTGTGATCGGCACTTGGACATTAACATAAAACCAACATACATTATATGAACTACACAATCGAAAACGATATACTAACTATTATCCAGGCTCCTGAATCTCAAAAGCCCAACACAACACACCCTCTAACGTATGCGCTAGAAATAATGAACAGTATCCAGGCTGAAATAGTAGAACACACAAAGGATTTTAATATACCCGCAATATTAGAGGCTGTGGAGCGCCTGGAGCTATATAGGCCAATGTTTGAAAACTGTTCAACTCGGTTACAAGAGATTGCTATTGAAGAGCGTGAAGCACGAAGACTATTAGAAGAAAACAATTAGCATTGTATGGCCATTAACCAAGTAATTAGCTCAATAAAAGTAGATACTGGCGCTGATAACGGCAAAGTACCTGTATACAACAGTACAACAGGTACTTTTGATATGACAACCCAGAATGGTGTGTATTACAGAAACCACACAGCTGTTTCAAATGCAGGAGGTGGAACTGTAACAGTGTCACCAACAGCTATTACGGCGGGCGTGATTGATGGCACAATCAGGTCATTTATTGAAGTGCGATTTAACTGTGCTTTTGGCGCAGCAGCAGAAACCAAAACATTTAACTGTACTATAACAGACGGCACGAACACACTATCACCAGCTTCTACTGGATTTACTACTACAGCAACTAACCAAAACTCTGTTGTTGTGTTTAGGTTTTACCGCAACACAGCCTCTACTGCTTCTGGTGACGGGTCAATAGGTATTGGGCAAGGCCTTGGGACTGGTTCGCTTATGCGTGTAAGTGCTACAAGTCTTGTCACACCTGCCACATTTGATTGGACTCAGAGTGTATCAATTTCAGTAACAGGTAACTCTACAACGTCAAATAATATCACATTAAACAACGTCATTGTTACGTTAAACTAACATATATATATGGACCCAAACAACCCAATTTGCCTTACCCAATTAAACCACGAACAGATAATGACAAAGTTATCTGCTATTGAAAAACGAATGGACGCCGATTGGCCCCTGATAGAGGCTACTCACGATGACCTTGTATTCCGCAATCGAATCTGGGGATTTATTAAATTTGTAGGATTTGGTACAGCCGCTGGGATCACCATAAAGCTATTTGAATTTCTAGCTAGTTAAAATATTGTGGATTTGTCAATAAATAATTGTACCATAATATATTAAAATGATAGAATATAGTGTATGGAAAACCTCCATACAAACCTAGTCGAACTATTATCAATTGTATTACCTATAATCGCTCTTGTAGCATTTATAATTATGGATATATTCAGCCGAATCAAGGCACTGTTTGACGCAAAGAATAACATCATTGCGCAAAGAGACGCAGAACTTGAAAACTTGCGTGTTGAAAATGCTAACCTAACCGCACAGCTTGCACAGTACGCAGGTGTCAACGAGGTGTCAGCTTTTTTAACAGAACAAGGTTTCTAAACATACACCCTACAATGGGCTACCACTCGTAAAAAACACGCCTTATGGAACTTGATACTATTCTAAAACCCTATACTTTAATACTGAATATTATCTTTTATAGTGCCTGTGCGGGTTCGGTAGCCCTGCGTATTGTGCAACTTTACTTAGTATGACACAACAAGGAATGGATTTGCTTGTCGCCTTAGAAGGACTACGTCTCACAGCGTATCTCGATTCAGGTGGCAAACCAACTATCGGGATAGGTTCGACCTACTACTCAGATGGATCAGCTGTTAAAATGGGTGATGTTATAACACAAGAGGATGCGTACAGGCTTTGCCACGCGCTTATAGCGGAAGTGTACGAGCCTGCTGTCCGCAGTAATCTCAAGGTAGAGTTAAACCCGTTTCAGATAGACGCATTAGTCTGCCTATGTTACAACATCGGTGCAACAGCTCTCAAACACTCAACTGTGCTAAGGCTTATCAACAGTGGCGCAACCAGGGACGAAATCGAAAAAGCGTGGAGAATGTGGAGACTGGTAGGAAGTTCGGTTTCTCAAGGTTTAATAAATAGGCGAGAACGTGAATTAACACACTTTTTCTCACCACAGGCACCTAAAGAAGAAGTTACATTTACTATGATGACAACTATACAAGAAGACACAGAACCTGTAGCAACACCAACATTAACACAAAAAGATAAACTTGCGTTTTTACAAAGCACAAGATTCTGGGCGATGTTATTGCTTGCTGGATTCCAAGTATTATCCAACGAGGGAGTTATTAGCGCTGGTATACTAGAGGGAATACAGATGCTGTTAGGTGGATTTATAGGTGTCCGTACACTCGATAGGACTGCCGAATATTTATCAAGCTATAAAAAATAAAAAACACATTACATTTACATTATGGATAAAACAAATATCTCAACTAAAGCATTTACCATAACCAATATACTGATCGCAGTTATTGTTATTATGGCTATATGCGCAATCACAGGTATTCTCACAGGAAAAAAGACAGTAGAACCAGATACAGCAAATGTAGAGGTAGTAGTACCTCAAGTTGTAGAAGCTCCTGTAGTACCTGCTGACGGAGTACCCGCTACTGTTACCGAGGTAAAACCCTTAACAGAAGCAATCCCAGCATCTAACTAGATGTACATAAAAAAATCGCCTGGGTCTCGCAGTAACGAGCTAGGCGTTTTTCTATGCACGAGACACGATGTTACTGCACCGCATCTATATACACCTACACAGTATACAACCACTCATATTCCAGGTCAAGTACCTAATTTTGACAAAGAGTTATTCTACTAGTAAAATACTAAGAGTATGAAAACTCCACTGTCTATCCGAGCAACAGGACTGCTCACTATTCTGCAAACTACGGGTATCTCTAGTGTGGACCTATTAGAAGAACACTGCGCCGAGACAACACAATATATCTACCACACATTAAAGGAGTTGGAGGCTGTGGGTGCAATATTAGTGACTGGAGACCGAGTAACAGTCGTAGATGCCCCTGTAGAGCTTAAATTGGCCAATAAGACGCTCGAAGACCGCATTTACACACTGTTCAGCAACAGCAAACCATACACTGTTATAGCGTGGTTTTTGGAGCAATTAGACAAATCGTTTGAATTAGATAGTGAGTTGTCGGAACGTGTTGTCGCAGAATATGACGCAGCCTCTGTGGTCCAGTTTTGGAGTCCGTATAACATCGAGCAAGCTATGAAGCGCGCACTTGTGGATAAGTCTATTGGTACAGTTACGCTAGAGGATTTGCGTGTATTACTTTGCAAGAAAGACAAGGGGGAAATTGTATGGCAAAAATAAATAATATGATAATTAACAAAGACTGCCTTGAGCACTTAAAAACAATGGAGACTAATAGCGTAGATGCTATCGTCACTGATCCGCCTTATGGTTTATCTTTTATGGGTAAACACTGGGACTATGATGTCCCTAGCCAAGAGATCTGGGAGGAGTGTTTGAGAGTGTTAAAGCCAGGGGGGTATTTACTAGCCTTTGCAGGTACGAGAACACAACACAGAATGGCTGTAAGAATTGAAGACGCTGGATTTGAGATACGAGATATGATATTTTGGACATACGCAAGTGGGTTCCCGAAGTCTTTAAATATATGGAAACAATTGAAAAAGAAATGCGAGTGTGGTATTATGGAAGAGTATGAAAAAAGTAGAAATGAACGGGGGGTATCCTTGCAACAGGAAGCCGAACACGATATGCGATTTATGTGGGAACGCAATTTATCGCAGAGCATCAACTCTGAAAATGAACAAAGGGAAGTTTTGCAGCCGGGCTTGTCGGAACAAAACTCACAGGTACAACAACCCAAATCCACCAAGAATATATGGGGAGAAAAATCATTTTTGGAAGGGCGGTACAACAATGAAACGACCGAAGGGAAATTACAAAGGAGTGATTTATCAGAGGTGCCCGAAAGAGTTTCTGTTGATGGCGAGAAAAGACGGATACATAATGCAACACAGACTAGTGATGGCTCAACACTTGAATCGGCTACTAACGAGAACGGAAGTAGTACACCACGAAGACCACAATCCGAGCAACAACAATATAGAGAACCTTGTGCTTTTTGCAAACAACACTTTGCACAAGCAATACGAGCATATGGATTTGGTTCAGCGATTAAGCCTGCGTGTGAGCCTATTACCCTCGCTAGAAAGCCTATCAGTGAAAAGAACCTAGCAGAGAATGTACTGAAATGGGGAACAGGGGGGATAAATATAGATGGAAGTAGAGTTGGGACAGATGACACTCGCTCCAAAGCAAGTATGACAGCAATGGGACAAAACACAGGTTGGAACGCACACAACAACAGAGAGGTGATGGCTGGTTCTGCTTGTGGTCGCTTTCCTGCAAACTTTATCCACGATGGCTCTGATGAAGTAGTAGAGTTGTTTCCGAATAGTAAATCTAGTAATGCAGTAAGGCACAACAGTCCACACAAGTCAGGAAGTATGGCAGGTGCGACAAGTGGAGGTGAGAGCTTTGGTTTTGACGATAGTGGTAGCTCTGCTCGATTTTTCTACTGTGCTAAAGCAAGTAAGAGTGAAAGGAATAGAGGGTGTGAGGGGTTGGAAGAGAAAGTAAGAATTAGACAGGGATTAGCTGGAGAACACAAAGATACAGTATCAAGCAATTCCCATCCAACAGTAAAACCTATAGCCCTTATGGAATACCTAGTGAACCTTGTATCACGTCCAGGTGCGAAAGTATTAGACCCGTTTGCAGGTAGTGGAAGTACTGGTATAGCCTGTAATAATCTAGGGCGTGAATATATCTTAATCGAGCGTGACCCAGAGTATTGCAAGATTATAGAGGCGAGGTTAGCAAAGGCAGAACAACCAAGACCAACATTATGGCAAAAATAGAACTTAGCCTACGCAGTAACATAGAGTTGATAACAGCGAGTAGCCTGTTTCAGCATAAGGTCCAAGACTCCGAGATGGGTGTCATTATTCATCGTATATCTAAAAACTTTTACGCCCAACACAGCTATGAGTTAGGTGCTATCGCATTGAGCTTGTGGACTGCGTCCCGTAACAGACCACATACCCGTCAGATACTCGTAGTAGCATATGAGTTAGAACACGAGTGGCGGGCTAAGCATCAATCCGACGCATTTATTCTGATTGCATCTAACCCCTATTCCTATGACACTATCTCCATAGCAGGTCTGGAGGCATTACCATCACTAACACCATTGCAGGCACAACTAAACCAGTTAAAAGATGAAGACTACTTTAGAACACCCTACTGGAGAGCTGTTAATACTGCTGTACTGCAACATAATGGATTCGAGTGCCAGGTGCGTATCCAAGGCACACAGTGTGGCAACACAAAAGATGTGGAGGCGGTGTATCTAAGTCTGGACAGTGCACGAGGTACCGAGCACACTACCTACAAAAACAATATGGCTGTGATGTGTGAGGAGTGTCGGATCAGAAAAGGTATGCAAGTGGGTGCTGGTGTCACGCATTCCCATAGAGTGGAGGTTAAACGAGGAATCTAACTATTATGGTAAAAATAAATATGATAAAAGGAGAATGGGTGTACGAGGGTGTGAAATCGAAAGAACCCGCCAAAAGTAAATACGGAAATGTGCAATCTGGATGGTACGATATAAATGGAAAGCGTATTTATTTCCGGTCAAAGTGGGAATCAAATTACGCTTTGTATTTAGACTTTCTAAAAAAACAGAAGAAAATAAAAGCTTGGGAATTTGAGCCTGATGTATTTATATTTGAAAAGATCAGAAGTGGAACACGAGCTTACAAGCCAGATTTCAAGGTATATAAGAATGATGGTACTTTTTACTATGATGAAGTAAAAGGACATATGGATGCTAAATCAGCTACAAAGCTAAAACGTATGAAAAAATACTATCCAGATATTACTGTTAATTTGATAGACAAAAACTGTTACAAATCTATAAAGGATACACTTGGTAAAATGTTAAAGTTTTATTAGTATGAAAAGTAAATTCCACAAAATAAGTATTGATGTGTTCAAACAAGATATTATATTTACAGTTGGCACAACAGAAAAAGAGATACAGAAATATTTACATATTGATGATTCTATTGGAAATGTCGGGCAGGGCCGTACTGTACGTTTTGAGCAGGGTCACATTCTCTTATGGGTAGAAGACAAAAAAGATCGTGGAGTTATAGCCCACGAAATATTTCACGTTGTGCACTTTATGTGTGACCGCATAGGAATAAAGCTATCAATGGATAGTGACGAGGTATTCGCATATTGTATAGACTATATAACCACAGAGATATACAAGATATTAGCTAAACATTAGTTTTTTGACAATCCAGAAACTAGTGCTATGATATATTTGTTTCAAGTTCCTTCGCGGGGGCAAGATACACCGGCTCTAAAACATCAGACTCGCTTTGATGTTTGCAACCGACTGGTAGAGAACCGCCTACGGGTGGTTTTTTGCTGTATAATAATAACTGTCTAGGCTTTTCGAGAGACCTAGGCAGTTATACACAGATACTTCTTGGTGTATGCTAGATTTATTCTGTTATAATAATACTGTCATTCAGAGTTTGGTGGAACTCCTCTGAATTAGACAAAATGTGCGCAACTAACCTTATACAAGAATACCCTTATGTGAAAGTGGGGGTATTTTTGTATTTGGATACTAAAAGCCACCCTAGATATATGCGTAGGGTGGATTCGCTTACTTTAGCCCAGACCAATCGTCTCGCATATCATAACCCACTTTTGGTGGTGAGTTGTCTTGTGCTTGTTACTCGTAAAGGTCGAGGTGTAGAGTATATCACACTGTGGACAATTATTGTATTATAAAAACCCTGTGGTATACTATGTGAGTCCTACTTATACACTTCGCTGGGGTATGCCGATATATATAAATAAGGCATCTTCTCTTAGAGTCATTAGTAGCCTTTCCGTGAGGTGTACAAGTTAGACAATTAACATTGAGCATTCGGAGGGTGTGTGCCACTCAATGTCGCACACTCGCTCTGAGTGATAATTTATTAAACTTTAACTATGAACCTTACAACCCTTATAGCGGAGCAGAAGAAAACACTACTGACTACATTAGTAGAGTGTAACGCAGTCGGAGATATGCTGTATTCAAATATCAGTGACTGGCACACCACCTCCACAATCCAACTACTTGAAGCGATAGTTGGGGAGATGGAGAAAGAGATAATTGGATACCAAGGGGCTGATGACTATTGTACAGGGTATAACAGCGCTCTTAAATCACAAATCAACAACCTAACCGCAGTGATACAGTCGCTGAAATAATATGACCCAAGAACAACTAGACGATAAAATAGAGACAATAATAATGCAAAAGAAACACCTAGACAATAAAAGTATACACATAGTAGATGTTGTGAATATATGCGAAGAACTCACAGCCTATGTCCGAGAGGAGACGTTGACGGAGGTGATAGATAGCCTAAAGACGGCACAACTAACTTCGCCAGATCCTGAATTGTTTGATACATTGCAAGAAGAAATAGATTTGCTCACATCACAATTATGCAAGGACTAACCCTCGACATAACCCAGTACATACCAAAAAGTAAACGCAAACCTGACGCTAATTTTGAACAACGACGCTTGATCGAGGCCGAAATGCTCCCACTCATCAACTCCTCCGTAAAACCGCCTTACAAGCCAATTACAGCCCTCCAGTACCGTATTAGAATGAATGACGCAGGTCTCACAAGTGTTGAAAGTCAGTATCAATTACTAGCAGAAATGAAACAAGCTAAAAGTCCGGGGGCTTGTTGGGGCGCTAATACTAAAAAGAAATAATGTTATGAAATTAGAACAACAAGTGTGCTCATTAGAGCTAGCACAGAAATTGAAAGAGTTTGGAGTGAAGCAGGAGAGCTTGTTTTACTGGTATCCCAAAACTAACGCAATCGTCACCTTGTCCCCTACTACATCGGAGATTACCGAGGGGATATGGGTTTCAGCCTTCACAGTTGCAGAACTTGGTGAGATGTTGCCAGAACTTTGTATGAGTGGTAGGTGTGAAGGTGGAAATTATAACTGCTGGTGGCTCTCTGATATGTGTATCAGAGACATAAAGCATATGAACAATTACCAGACAAAAATAGAAGCAGACGCACGAGCAAAGATGCTTATTTATTTACTAGAAAACAAACTAATTTAACAACCACCCCCAAAGACTGGGAGTAAACTTGAGAAATGATATGAAATCACCAAAAAGATACAGCTTCCAGTTCAATGGAGATGTGGACAGCTGTAGAGCGTTAGAATCAATGTTTCTGGACGGCTGGGAACTCGCTGGGGTACAAGTATCAGAGGGGTTTACTTGGATATTACTAGAAAAATGGAGATAACCCACAAAAACCGTTCCAACCCAGGGGCGGTTTTCCACTTGACATTCAAAATGTATAAGCGATAATGTGAATGTAGCTAGTTGTGCGTGGTGGCACTCTATGTTATATTGCTGAATCAAACACCCTTTTGTTACTGTTGTGGTACTAAAGGATAATGGTTCTCAGCAGACTATTATTCAATCACCACACCACGATAGTAATAAGTGGGTGTTTTCTATATATAAATTATGCAAGAAGAGCATATAAAAATAGGCTCAAAAGACTTCTTTATGAAATGGCTAGAAGCCAATGATGTAGAAAAGAAAGAGCCAGCAACTGTATTAGGTTCGCTTTACGGTATGAAAGTTATCGAAAACCAATACATACCAAAAGATAGGGCTGTTATGGTTGATCGAAATGGACAAGTACTTCAAGTGATAAACTTAAAAACATGGAAAACTAAAAAAGAACAATCATAGTCAGTAACATCTAGATCAGAAGGAACCAATTATCGGTAATGTTCCGAAAAACTTTACAAGTACATATTGGAGTAGAGGGCACACGAAAGTGTTAATCATGTTTAGGAGAACTCACACGGTAAGACGTGGCAGACCTAGTGGTGGGATTCCAAGAGGTACGTCGTCTGTCTGGTGCGGTAAGGCAATGGTAGAATTCCATTTAATTGCCTTGTGAGAAGGGCGGAAGCCAGAAGTAAAACGAGGCGTCAGTACACGCCTATCCTAAAACCCTCTACTCTGATATGTACTCCATAGAATCGGAGGCGGAAAGAAATCCGGGCAATGTCCCACCCTGACAACCCGGCCTTCCAATCCGCCCCTGCATTCACAACTCGAGGACAGTAGATGGGGGAGCGTTACTAGTCTAGCGTTAGACCACAGAAACATTCAATGTACTCCGATCTTATGTAACTGTAGGAGCGACGAATAAAGTATGTGCCCCACCTGCTGTTCTCACAATTACTTACAGCCTACAGGTGGATAATATAGCAAAAGGGTGTAGTGCCCGATGCGCAGAAAACATACAAAAGTAAAAGTTCAAATTTTCATTTTTTCCTTTTATTTGATTGTATTACCTATGAAATAGTAGAGTGATGGAGTATCTGATCTTATATAAAATGAAGTCTTTCCCGAGATATTGGAAGGATAATGGGGTACTGTATCTTACTAGTTAAAATAAAAAAAGAAAAACGCAAAATTTATGACATTTCAAGATTCACTAAGGCAGGTCAAGATGGAGAGGCAGGGACATTTCATTTATGTAGGCGACTGGAAGTTTAGTACTAAGACCGAGAGAGCATTTCATATGTACACAGGTGAGTCATTCAAGGCTCCACTAGTAGAGCTCCTTATAGAAAAGAAATTGGTTGAAGTACCAGCATACGGGAAGTACTAAGTTATGCACACTTGCACAGTTGCATATGTATGCTATACTCTAGATGTAACTTAGTCGGTTGCACCAAAACATAAAAATAAAAAGTCTATGTCAAAACTAAAAGATTATATTATCGACAAGCAGATGGAAACAGGTAAAACACCTGTCATCACCTATCAGCAAACATTTAACAAGATACTAACGAAGCTCCCAGCAAGTGAGTTAGCTATCATCCGAGCCTACCAGCTGGAAAAAGAGTTAGAGGTCGATAGGAGAGACGAATGGCGTGACACTTGGGAAATCCCC